TTATTCATATGATCAGGATTAGCACAGAAATAGGTTTTATAGGTTTGAGTTTCAGTCGTAGCATAGAGGTTAGTATTCGTTCCTCCTGCGACTGAATTAGGGACATCTGGCACTCCAAAATCAACTGGGAGATTCTTAATATCATAGTTATTTCTTTGATTGAGTTGTTCTGTTAATTGAGAGGCGATATTGGCTGGAGAGTTGAAACCCTTATTCACCGAACACTTCACAGGATATTTAATCTGGGTGTAATACTTATGAGTGGGGATGTCCCTGATCCCATCAACAACAGGAGGCAGACTCATCCCTGATTCATTATAACCTTTTACATTTCTTATCGTTGAAGATCCAAAGATAGTATATCTTGAATTATCTATCCTATTCATCACCTTATATCTTGCGTCAGGATTTGCGGACGCATAAGCCTCTTGAACTGGTCTTGTATCGTTGATGTTATAAGATTCTTTCGCTCTCGCTCCAAAATTAATCCCTCCTCCACCTCCCGGAGCTCCTGGAGCATTGTAGAAATCAAAGACATCCCAAGTATGAGCCCATTCATCTTCTGGTTTCCCATCGCTGGGACCGATCCAATTTCTAGGGAGCATAGCGTGAAATTCACCATTTGCGTTCTTATAAGGACTGACTAGTAAATTCAATTCATTATCATTCAATTCATATTCTAGTGTTTTAGAGACTACTTCTTGATAATTGTAATCATAATAATAAACCAAACCTCCATCCACTTTTAGTCCTGTATCAGGATAATCATTCTTCGTCCCAGCATCTTCAATTGCTTCATAATTAAAAGTCCCTGATGAGTTGAAATTTTGACCTAGGATTTCTATTGTGGCATCTTGAGCCCCTAATTCGCTGACATACGCAGAATGAAGTTGGATTTCGTCACCAATATTTAGTTTAACTCCGTTAGAAAGTTTGTTAGACCAAGAAGCAGGTGAATCATCTTGATAGAATGATTGCCTCCTATTTGCTTCAAGGATCTTAATATCACTATATCCTTCTGACATTATTATATGATATTCACATATAATAACTTATTGAAAATAAAAGGGAAAAAAGTGCGGAATAGGCACTAATGACTAATTAGGCAAAGAAAGAAGTTAAATAACCATCCTCAAATGTGGCAAGTCTAACCAATTCAATCCACGCCTGAAGCTGATATTGCGTCCCCGCAGAGAGTGTTGCGACCTTATTATAGAGTTCAATGCCTCGGCTATTGACCCTTTCATTCTTATTTAGGCGAATCGCCTGCCAGAAAGATTTAGAATCCATCTTGTTCTCCCAATTCCAACCGCTCTGCTGAATATCAAAATCATTAAAGAGTTGCTGTTGTTCTGATAGAGTATTACAGAGACCAGAATACATCTGACGATCACGGAAGGGGACCTTGCCTTCAGCCTGAACGATATTGTGGAAATGACGAGCATAATTATCAACGTCTATTGGATAGACGAAAGTGTCATTATATTTTAGATTGGTCGTCACTGTCCCCTGTTCTGAAGCAGGATCTCCAACAGCGTAAGTCTGTGCTGGGAGAACGGCATTATAAACATTCAATAGTGTTTTAGAAGTCTGGCTATAATCGGCGATCTTAAATATCGCCTTATTCACAATTCGCCCAGCACCACCTAAATTCTGGATGAAATCATCTGCGGAGTTGGAGCCAGTCGCACCAGTTCTCGCAATGGTTCGCTTCATAGAACGATAATCCACATAAGTAAAGGACATCTTCTGATTGCTAGACTCATATGCCGTCATCATTTCTTGGGGATAATAGAGATAATCAGCAATCAGTTTCAATTCGGTCTGGGTGATATCAGGATCAACGCCAATATTATTATCATCTGAAGAGTAAGGAATACAAGCACGGCGACTATTATTAGTATTGAATGGAGTGAATTGAAGTTCTAAACTGACCTGTTCTTTCATCATATAAAGAGGCAACTGGTTCGTCTTAAGGAAAGGGAAGAGATCGTCTAACGCCATTTGGAAAACTGGGGTGTTTTCAAGGTTCATATGATGAGGGAGATTCACAGTCGCACCTGGAGTCCCAGTCACACCATTCACCGCCCAATTGAAGTAGTCATCATTCTCAACGCCAATATCATACTGGGTCATAGACGCAGAAGTATTCGTCTCGCTAGTTTGAGAAGCCGTTTCTGGATCTCTGTATCTATGTCCTGAAGCAACCGATCTTGAAGTCGTGAACATTTCTCTTTCTCTGTTCGCTTCACTTGATAAGAACATAGACTGATAATCCATAAACTGCGAGAAATCATCAACTTCGCAAATAGTCTTCGTCCCAGCCTTAAGAGTAGCACGTTGGATCAAGGAATAGATACCAATATTAATAGGGAAGTAAGAAAGTTTAGAGGGATTATCACACGATATAGCAATTTTAGAATTAGAATTTAGAATACCTTTTGGCTGAAAGACAAACCGAGCGAAACTCTGGGAGAATACAACTGGCTCTAAAACCGAAGTCTCAACTTCAATTGCTGTATTGGAAGGAATAGATCCTATCTTTAAAAGATCTGGAATCGCACCCTCTGAAACTGGAGGTTGGGCTGACTTGAGAGTTTCTTGGACATCTTGGGGCGAATCTTGGGGAGCATCGGGAGCACTATATACCATTATTTATAATGAAGAGTATATAATATAATAAGTAAAAAATATTTTAAAAAATTTATTTAATGAACAACTTGAAGTCCCGTCGGAGTTGTTAATAGAGTGTTTTTAGAATGGACGAAAACATAGATCGCCTGCGGATTCACAGTCGAAAGATCCAGCTGGAGATTTAATCCCCACGACGTTGTGCTGAAATCAACACCTTCACCGCTGATAGTATCATAATTCACACCAATACCCCAAGCATTACCTCCCTCAATGACCTTTTTAGCATCGGCATAGTCTGTCCCAGAATCCCTACACTGATAATTGGCTGGACTGATTTGAGTTCTTAAATTCTTTGAAAACTGGAGAACAGCATTCATAAAGTTTCTCTGGATCTGAACATCTCCAGACTTATTATCAGCATCGTCTTTATGGATCGTATCAATGTTATATTCTAATGGGAAACGAGTGCCTGCTCTTGTGAAGATTACTTGCTTGACATCCGCACAGCTTGTAGCGGTGTCTGAATTTGTGAATGGCAGAGTTGCCATACCATCATATCCCAGATTGTTAATATGAGATGCTGGCAGAACGTTACAGAAGACACCCAGAACTTTAGACATCCCAAGATTATAGTTGAGAATACCATTCGCCGAATTAATGACCGAATAATAGGATGTGATCGTATTGAAATTGAAGGTGTGATTGGGACTAGAACGGAGCTGTGCCAACTCTTGAGCATCAGGAACAATTGCCTCCGCAATTAGTTTCACGTCGGAGAGTTCATAGTAGGCATTCGTGAGAGCAGTTGTTGCCGTCCCAGTCGGATTATAGAAGACATTATCATCAGGAGCAAGGTTGATTTCAATATTAAGACCACCCACGCCGTGTTGTCCCGATAAAGGGATCGGCTGTGTGCCAAGGAATAGACCACAGGGGAGAGGGACGCAGAAATGATTGCCGTTCGTTTTATTGAGGGCATTATCAACAACATTCTTCTTAACCAATTCATAATTGGGATTAATTAATGCCTCCATCTGAAGATGAGTCAGTGAATCATCCGTTGAGGAGGTCACAGGGAGATAAGAAGCCATCATACGATTATAATGTCTGATACTCTCTATCGTCTGTGCCGATCGCTGACTTGAAATATTCAACTGATCAATCACAGAATAAACCCCTAATTTCTGGGAGATATTGAGAGGGATATTGGAGGCAGAGATAGTTCCGTCACTCTGAAAGATTCTTAACTTTCCGACTAAACGAACAGACTGACCAATAAGCATTCGCTCTTGTTCGCCGATAATGAACTGAACGACAGGCTGACCATTTCTGTAGGATAAGTTACCATCGCTAGTAATGTTTGAAGGCACGATTTCCAGATTAACACGACTCATTATTATTTATAATAAGTCAAACATAAAAAGTAATAATAAAAATAATTAAAAATCGCCTTAAACTTCAAGAACAATACTATCACCCTTGATCGCAACTCGGCGAATATGAGCACAGAAGCAGTTCCAGAGTTTAGCCTTGGATCCACCCCCAGTTGTATTATCTTGATAGTTGGTCTGAAGGTTGAAGTCCTTGCCACGAGTATCATAGACTCCAGATTGGAGACTTAAAGCTCGTCCAATTGCGAAGTTAGTTCTAAAAGACTTAAACGAGAAGGGGATAATGCCTCCCATTACTAACGCTTTCTCTAATTCGATCAGATGCTGTTGAGATATAGAAACATAGTTGCTTGTTTTAGAAACATCTACTGGTCTTGAAGGATTCAACTGACCATCATAGAAGAACTGATAATCTTGGAGATTATCCGCTATACCAACTAAACCAGATCGGCAAGATCGGGAGTCATCATCAGTTGTATCGGGACCGATATAATCAAGATAAGTAGAAGCACAAGATAGAGCCTGACTCGCAGAATAGAGTGAAGCATCTGTGGGGATCATAAGAACAGATTTCGCCCTAGAATGCTGAAGTGGCAGTCGGATATTCGCAACGTAATCCTGTGCCCCCTGCGAATACTTATAGTTCGTATAACTTAAGAAATCATAGTTGAGAACACCACCTTCTTTCATTTGAGACATTAACTTACGAGTGTATCCATCTGGCATATCAACCTTGCCTAAAACCATCTCAACATTCGAGACCTGATAGGTTGGTTTGAAATCAGCTGTCCCAGAGTCTAGAACCGACCGACTAAACAAGACCGCTTTACCTGCCGATATTGCTAATGGTGTCGCACCTCCTGCAGCCGTGACTGGAGTGAAATATCCAGATAGTTTAACCTTAACATATCCATCCCTAGAATCAGAACCACCGCCAGAAGCCTCGCCTGGAGCAATCCAATAAAGATCTGTGATATGAGGACAAACCCCTTCAGTGCAGAAAACTTGAGTTCCAGTATCCATATTCCAAAAACCAATCTTCTCACCTATCGCAAAGGGGAAGTTAGTGAGTGCAGCGTCCGCACCGATATTCTGATTTCTTGCGACCATAAATTCATTCAGACCAGCAGTCGGCGAATCAGGGGCAACGTCACATCCATTCGTGGAGTGAAAGACTGGATTTTGCCATCTGCTTTTGGCAAGGAGGCACTGAGTCATTTGACGCATTACTCGCTTCGCATCTTCAAGGACTATTTCTATTCTTAAGCCTTCAGTCAAGAGAACAGGGAAAACTTTATCATTCTGAAATATCCCAGTATTGAGAGGGAGGAGGCACTTAACTTTCTGGAGTTGATCGTTGCCGAACAGAGTGCTCTGCGGAGTGGTGTGAGGAGGACGAACCCAATAAGGATTCGTATTCAAGTTATTTCCTTGGCTCTGAAAACCTCCGTGAGTAGATCGGCATGTCGGATCGTATGCTGTGACAGCCTCGGTCGTTCTTTTATTGACGATATTTTGGTTAGTCTCATAATCATATTTGAGAGCAGTGAGAACGTTATAGTTCTGGATCTCTTCTAATAGAACATTGCCAGCACCTCCCGAACTGATGCGGATATCACGAATTAAACACTGACCACCAGTTTCAGCGTCTAGCTGAAGGCGAGTTAAACCAGATGCGACCCAAGTAGGGTCTAAGGATAACTCTACATCAAATTTCAAATAGGATTCTTTCGGCTGGAAATAATCCAGTCCAGCAGTAGGAGGGATGACTATATCTATTTTCTGTCCCGCAGAGTAACTTAAACCATTCTGCGAGGGGATGGCAATTTTAGTTTGAGACACAGGTATCTTATCAGACGCTTCCCAAAATGATCCAGTTGGCATATTATTTATAATATACTTAATAAAAGATAATTGATATGAAAAATTTAAAAGACTAAAAAGTCCCTGTTCCTTGGATCTGACGAACAGGATCAGCTTGAGCCGAAGCAATCATCCCAAAATCACCCCATCCTTGACTAGTTGCTAAACCACTCTGTTTTTCATTCGTAGTTTTCGCTAATCCTGATGCAGCCGTTGAATCATCCTTTAATTTGCCTAATGATTCGGCTACACCACCAGCAACATTCGCCATAACGGCAACTGGAGCAAGAAAAGGGAGAGCCATAGATGCGAAATCAAGACCAGCTCCTGTCATCTGTGCGACATCTCCAAATTTAGATAATCCACTTTCATCTTTATTAAAGATAGAATGTCCGTGGCTTTGAATTAAATTATCTACTCCCTCAAAAGTATCAACGATCCCTCCAGCATTGCCAATCGCTTTCCCTGCGAGTTTCACCGCCTCTCCACCTAAACCAGTCGTTGCTTTCAAGATGCTCTCGGTGACACCTAAATCTTCACCTTCCCTTGCCGATGCTTCTGCTCCAGCTGAAGTTGCTTCTGAAACTCCACCTAAATTATCTTCATTTCTCATAACCGCACCAGTTAATCCGCCTGTGGTGTCATCTGGAGCGTTGAATTGTGCTTTAAGGCGATCTGCCCTGCTGAAAGTATCAGAAGCAGGTTCGCCTCCTTCGGCAATAGGAGCTCCTTTGTCTTTAAGAAATTGAGATGGATTCGCATTCCCAGCAAGATTATCCCTTGCTTGATTGACCCATCCGTGTAAGGCACGTCCAGCAGTATCATATGATTTCGCTGTTGCTCTGGCATCTACTAGATTTCTAATTCCACCTATGATAGCTCCTGTGTCTTGACCTCCAATCCAATAATCATCCATAGCTCGTTTAGACTTTTCATTCTGATTTGCGAGAGTATAGTTCTCCATATTCGCCGTATTAGCACCGATGATCCCAGCATTTTCATCACGAACATCTCCCAACATTTGATTACCTAGTGAGACCGAATCGCTTATACCTGTCAAAGAACTCATTTATTTATACTATCCTCAACTTTTTCTTTCGGTTCGTCTGTTTTTAATTCTTCTTCTGCCTCTGTTTCTTTCTGTCCGCCGACTGCGACTATATTTTCGAAATTGTGATAGGCAACAGGAGGATTAGCTTGGAGATCCATATGGAGAAAGTCATATCTGTTTGGAGTTGCTTTGTGATAGATCTTCAACCAATTATCAGCTCCACCGAAATTATCTCCATATTCTTCTGCACATTTGTGCAACTCTTTCTGATTAGGGAAAGGGGATCCTATAATAACATTCGTAGCATTCTGCCTTATGATAGGAGAACACATCCTGAAATTTTGACTAGAAATAATCAAGAGGCGAATATTGAAATGACGAAACCTTGAAGCAAGGTGATTCACTTTTGCTTCTCTCTTAATAGAACCTAAACAATCATCTAAAATCACAGCTATTTCTGGCTGATCTTCTTTCGCATATGACTTCTGATGTTCTACAATCCCATCAATAATAGAATCCTGATAGTAGTCGTGGCAGTCAAACGCTTTCGCTAGAAATCTTGAAGTTATATCATTCGCAATTGTATTAGAAATAATCTTCACCTGATCAAATCTTTCTTGACCATCATAGAAATCTTCGTGAAGCATCAAATTAGAAATAATGGTGCTCTTGCCAGTTTTCACTGGTGAAATCATCAGCAAACACGCTCCACCTCCAGGTCCGTCAATCTGTGGCAAATGAGGGTGAAGAGGTGGATGCGGAGAAGGCTTCGCCATTGGATCCACAACGGGGAGAACTACTGGGAGTTTCTTAAATTTCTTCGGCATCTTTATTTTCTATAATGTTTT